TATTTTCGATGAAATCTTCTCCAAAGAGGCTTTGACAACCGAACAAGCACTCAAAGCGGTAGAATTACTAAAAAAATGGGGTATTTCGAAGGTTTTATTGGCTGGAGACAACACTTCCAACCAAAAAAGTGGTAATTATGGTCGTGTAGGCAAAAATGACTGGGATTACGTGCGAGAAGTACTTGAGGAGAACGATATTTTGTATAAAAACGAGCTAGACATCCAGAATCCTAAAAGAAAGGTGCGTGTAGACAAGGTAAACAACGTAATTTACGCTGGAACCAATGGAGAAAGGCGTTTATTGGTAAACACACGATGCGAACACGTCATAAAAGACTATATGTATTCCATTGTGAACGATAAAGGGCTAAAAATCGACAATGGAGATAGAGGACATATGTCTGATGCTACTGATTACGCCATCTGGCGTAACGAAAAAGGCTCCGCCTCCCCTATGTATGTGCTCCGCTAACTTCTTTTTATGGCTTTAGCTCGTTTACCCATACCAACCCGTTGCTTTTCACGTACAGCCTTCTTGCCCTCGCCACGCTTACGTAGTTCTTGCCACGTTACTGGGGTCTTAGAGGAAACCTTAACGGTGGGGCGACACTTTTTTACGCCCTTGAACTTAGCAGAGCCACAAGCCTGTCCGTCTTGGGTCTTCCACTTCTCTTTCATCCATCGGGCTACGCCAGTCTTACCTGACTTAGCTCCTTTATATGTTCCGCCCCTTTTCTTGTATTCCTTTACTATCCACGCAGAAGCATACGCACTAGGGAATATCTTGAACTTACGTTTAGCCTCAGATTTAACTCGGCTGTATAGGGCTGGTTTTGCTGGAGTGTTTGCCATGGCGAAAAGTTATATACAAGAACTACTAAACTCAATACTTTATTTTAGTATTGATTCAGAGCGAAATAAGTGTATATTTTTGACACCATGAGTAGCAAAAAAGACCCAAAACTTACAAGGTACGGAGTAAGTGGCTATAACAAGCCTAAAAGGACTCCAAGTCATCCTACTAAGTCTCATGTTGTAGTAGCAAAAGTGGGCAACAAAGTAAAGGTCATACGCTTTGGTCAGCAGGGTGTATCAGGTGCGGGCAAGAATCCTAAGACTAAAGCTGGCAAGGCTAGACAAAAATCCTTCAAGGCTAGACACGCAAAGAACATAGCCAAAGGACGTATGTCAGCAGCATATTGGGCGGATAAAGTAAAATGGTAACGTTATGCCTCTTCAGCGTGGTTCTTCACCAAATATTATTCAGCAAAACATTCGAAAACTTATCAAAGAGGGTTATACGAAGCAACAAGCTATCGCTATAGCCCTACAATACTCAAGAAAGTAATGATAGACACCTCAAAGTTATATTCCGTATCCAAAGACGCTGTCGAAGACATCGTAATGAAAGAAACTCGTCACCCGTATTATAGCGTGGTTCTTGACCGAGCTAAAATCATGAACAGTTGGTTTCAGGCAGAGTATGACGAATACACAGCTATTTCTAGCACGGTTTTTTCTGATAAATCGTACATCATTGACCAGAGCAGTATTGAGTCGGATGAAGAATACAGAGAGCGTTTAGGTCGAATGAAACTGTTCCCATTGGAGCAAAAGTTCTTCTCAGCACAACAGCGCATTTATGATGAGAACAACGTTAATAGAATGTACCCCGACAATAAGGATTTCTGGAAGTGGAAGGAAACGAATTTTGATGATGCAGGATGTTCCATCACCGAGTTTTACCGAGACAAGGTTCTCTTCGTAAAAGAGGTTTTGGGGTTTGGCGCAGTAGTAACCGACCTTATGATAGATGGTAACGGAAACCCTGTTACCGACACAGACGGCAACGTAGTTCCTTACAACTTTGTTGTGCGTCCCCACGAAATATGGAACTTTCAAGTGAAGCAAGGCGCTCTCACTTTGCTTGTTACTAGGCAAATGTATTACGACCTAGACAACGTTAAAAAGCATAAGTGGACTGCCTACACACCTGAGTACATCTGCGTGTACATCGAAGAGAACGGGAAGAAACAAAAGACTCTGGAAATACCTAATCCATTCGGAGAAGTTCCAGCCACGCTACTCAAGGGTCAGACGGATGCTAACAGTTCGTTCATTGTAGGTAAGCCCCGTAGATATTCCCTAAAGGGTATGTACCTAGCCTCTTCCGAGTTGTTCTATGACCTAAAGAAAGGTTCTGAACTGTTCGGGCATCCTATTCCTGTTCTCACAGATTCAATCGTTAGGTCTCTGGCTGGTGTCGCTGATGATGACCAGTACGACTCTCGTACCATCAAAGAGGGTGTGGGTATGGCTATCATTATTCCTGATGACCAACAAATACCTAGTAATATGTTGTACCAAGCGGATATGCAGGGTCTTCAGCACCTTAGAGACGTAATTTTTGGTGACTTGATGTCGCTCATCTTCTCTATGGCTCAGGTTCGGGACAAGTCCATTGTTAAGAGCAATGTATCAGGCTCCGCTAAGAGATTCGATAACGTAGAAGAACAAGGGTTACTAGCGTCTACAGCTATGGATATGGAAATGATAGAGATGCAGGTTCTTAGAAGAATGGCTAAGGTTCGTGATGAGGACTACGAAGGATACGGTGTAACCTATTCGAAACATTACGACTTGTCTAGCGCTGATGAGATATTCCAAGACATTACCGAGGGTATGCAGTACCACGCAATGTCCCTACCTCTCATTAAGAAGTTGACCAGTGAATATATGCGCAAGCGCTCCATGCCTCAAGAAGATATTGAAGAAGTAATGCAACATTTTGATGATTATGGTATGCCTAAAACGCCTACTGACCTACGAAATTTAGTGGATATTCTTCCACAAGAAGAACTTCAACGCCAAGCACAAGTTGGTATTGAAACACAAAGCGAGCAATAATTAACTTATAATCATATTATGAGCGAACAAAACATAGAGCAAGTTGAAGCTCCTGATTCAACACTAGAGGAGACAACCTCACAAAACACCGTACAAACACAACCAGAATTCGACAAAGACAAGTTCTTTCGTGGTGCATACAACGAAGGAAAAAGTAAAGTCGAAAAGGACGTTGTAGGAAAGTTCTCTGAATTACTGGGAAACAACGTTGAGTCATTGGATGATGCTTTTTCGCTAATCCAACAGACGCTTCAACCCAAGCAAGAAGAGAAGGGTGAGTCTGAAAAGTTGCGTGAGCTATTGCAACAGTACCAGCAAGAAGCTGAGTCTGCAAAAGAGCAACTCATGATGACTCAAATGGAGAATCGCATAAACACTGAGTTTCAGTCAGCGTTCAGCGCACTCCAACAAGATAATGAACTGACTTTACGCCAAGACTATGTAGAACAACTGTTCTATAACGAGTACGAGATAGAGGAGTCTAATGGGGAATTTTATGCCGTTAAAGACGGTGTTCCTGACCTAGACGAACAAGGCAACAGAAAGTCAGTGGCTAACTCACTCGTTGAGTTTGCTAAACAATTTGCGAAGCCCAAGAAAGTGGGCGCTGGCGGAGCAACTGGTGGTACTCCAGCTAGTAGTGAAAGACCTAGTCGAGCAGAGTTTCAAGAACTTGTGCGCTCGTCTAATCCAGCAGACCGTGCTAAGGCTGAGGAGCTATTCGGTGCTTCAAGAGCCGCAGGCGGTTGGGCTGAACAAGCGTAAATCCATCTTATTATGGTTAGGCAAAACCTTAATTGTCATGTTCTGGTCATAGCGACCCAAAAGCTAAAATATAACATTATACCTATAATTTAACTTTTATAAAGACATGGCAATTAATAGTAATTTTTCCATTTACGAACCAGAGGCGTTTGTTGAGGTAGCATTAGCTAACCAGTATCCAAACCGACCAATGGTATCCAAAGCCGTTACTAACGTAGCTGGCGCATCTATCGAAGGTCTCGTTGCAGCTCGTAACAAGACTGTAAGTATCACTCGTGCAGTAAAGCCTACTGGAGCCCCTAGCTCTTACTCAGGTTCTTACTCTCTAGGTACTCCTGACGCTAACGAAGAGCAATTAGTAATCAACAAGCATTACTACTCTGGATTCAGCATCGACAAGGCTGACCAAAAGTTTGCACTTCCTGACTTAGTACAACAGCACTTCGTACCAAGACTACACCAACTTATTGACCAAATCAATAGTGACGTTAAAGTTGAGGCTCGTAAGGCTTTTGAAGTAGCTTTCGCTGACAACAACACTGATTCTACTGTAATGGACGATAATGACCTTGCAGAGGCTAGAAAGATTATGGCTTCTCGTAAGTTCACTACTGATAACCTAATGATGGTTATTGACCCATTCGTAGAGAAAGACCTTACTACTTTGAACATCTTCCAACAAGCCAACACTCGTGGTTCTGCTGACATTCAGTTAGGTGGAGCTATGGCTCGTGCTTATGGATTCGACTTCTTCGTAGACAACGAAGGTTCTAGCCACACTGTTGCTACTGTAACTGATGCTACTATCGCAGCTACTGAAGCTATAGGACAAACTGAGCTAACTATCGACAATGGTAGTGGTGGTGCAGCAACTGTATCTTTAGCTGAGGGTGACATCGTTACTTTCGGTTCTGCTAAAGGCACTGATGACTTCTACACTGTTCAGTCTCAAACTGGAACTGTATTGACTATTAAAGAGCCATTACGTGCTGCTCTTGCTAATAACGATACTATCAACCCAGTTGATATTGCTTCAGGTGACACTGGTCGTGAGCAGTTCTTCTACGACCCATCTGCCCTTGCCTTAGTAACTGCTGTTATGCCTTCAGTGGATAGCGGTTCAGGTTCTGGCGTGCGTAGAGCTGCTGGTTTCGAGCCAATGAACAACGTAAACTACACATTGACTATCGAAGAAACCAAGTCAGGTGCTGACGTACTTATCGAAGTTCTTTACGGAGCTAAAGTATTCAGACCAGACCTAGGTGGACGATACATTCGTGGTAACGTAGCTAAGGCGTAAGCCCTAGTAACTAATTATTGGGGTGTGGCTCTTCGGGGTCACCCCCTATTTTTTAACTACACACAAAACAAGATTCATGGCGTTTAGCGACTTAACACTTACTAGAAACAATATTGATGCACTAGAAGAGCTAACGTTTAAGGGCGTTAATGTTACTGCTGGCACTACAGCGCTCAATCTATCGGAAAAGGACAATCTAATACTAGGTAAAGCAATTAAGCTCCTTAAAACGGATATTCTTGAGAATTTACGGGAATACATAAACGATTCTACGTATGCCACAGAGACTGCGTTGTTAGACGCTATTTATGCAGCAGATTCTGAAGAACTTCTTGTTGATGTACTTTCATACAAATTTTTAGAGTTGTGGTTTGCGCAAGACGCAACACATCAAGATAGCTTTTCATTTACTAAGGCTGGTAAATACTATCAAATGTATAATCAATATTTAACAGCTAACCTTAGAAGGCTTAGCGGATTATTAACTAAACCAAAGACGACTCCAAGAGTTCGTTTTATGAGCTTGTATTGATATGACGATAGGCGAGGCAATAACGAATGATTTAAAAGACGTTCTTGGGCGTGTGCCCAAAGAAGTACTTACTGACGTGGGACGTGAATACAAAGACTCTATACTTAAAACATCACGCAAAGGTAGACAGCCCGATGGCTCTAGGCGTGAAAAGTTAAATACTAAATACAGAAGAAGAAAAATAAATAAGGGCGTAAATCCTCTTCGTGACCACTATTTTTCTGGTAATGCTTTTCGTGAGTTTTATTATCAAGAATCAGAGAACGCTGTAAGTTTCGATTATAAAGATGCAGAGGTTCATGGTTATATGCAACTACATCAAGATAAAGCAGATTCTGGTCAAAAAACCAGAATGTATCCCGTAGAGAAGGATAGCGCTTCATCGGAGCAAAGTAATAATATTCAATTTGTAGAGAACAGAATACTTGACGCATTAACCCAGCCTAGAACGATTCGTGCTAGAGCTACAACTGTTGTGAGATTATAAATGGATAGAAACGCAATACTTAGTGGGTACGTAACGAGCTTCAGCTCTTATTCATCCTCAGACGCTAGACCAACCGTTGAAAAGGTATTGAAATATAGTGGGAATAATGTCGATATTCAGAAACGTGCAGACATTAAACGTGAAGTAGTCGTATTTAAACTACTTAGTGGTTTGAGTGATTACAGATTGAATGATGAAAAACCTAGTGAATTGAACCAACGGTTCCAAGCGCTAGTATATATTGAACAGCCCGATTCGCATAGCTTGAAAGACACGATATACGATAGGGCATTAGAAATTAGTGACCAGCTGTTTGATTGGGCAACCGAGACGACAGCATCAGACGTAAACAGTGACTTGTGGACGCTCACAGTTACTGGTGTAGATAGTATCGAAGAACAAGATGGGTACTTATCTACCACAGTGAATTTTGAAAGTATAATCCAAATATCCTAAACTAAACACAAAAAACAATGGCAAAGTTAATATTTGAATCTGCTGAAATCCTTAATAGTGGTGGTGCATCACAGGGCGTAATCAGCAACATCACCGTAGAAGGTGTAGAAGCAACACTAGAGCCTGATACGGTAAACGTAGAGGACAATCGTGAGATATACGAGTCTTACACAGGTCGTATCGTTATTCGCTCTAAAAACGTAAACTTTGATGGTGGCTCTAGCGCTATTTTAGATAGTGCTTACGTGTCTACTGACGGCACTCTCCCAACCGAAGGTAAACTAAAGTTAAACGGTAAAAGTGGTAGTCACGACCTTACTACTTCTTTAAGCTATATTCAAGGACACAACGCATTTGATAATGGTCGTTTAGAGACTGTATTAGTTGCTCAAGCGTCTGACGTAGACGGTGAAGTAGCTATGGTAGTAGTCT